TTGTATCTTTCTGCATCAATTAGTATTCCATGTAAATAATTACGAATTTTTCTTGCTTCTGGTCTAGACCAGTTTGGGTAAGCTTCTTTCATCTCAGGATGACCTCCTTCAATCAAAAGATCTAGGTCACCTAACGTGATTCTAATATTTTGCGTAGTTCCACAATTAAGGAAATCATTGATTTCACTTTTTGTTAAATTGTTTTCAACCAGATAGTCGTACATCTTGAATGTGTGCTTATGTGCAAACATTGCGTCATTGACAACTTTTTCGATAATGTCAATAAGTACGTCTTCTTTATCCATTAGACCATGTTATGTTCTCGGAGGTATTTAACAGTTTCACTAGCACCACCCATTTTTCGTCCGTTTATCATAACTTGAGGGAAGGTAGCATCACCCCCAAACTCTTCTTGAAATTGATGACTGTCAAAATGATCGTCTAATTTATACTCCACAAATTGAAAATCTTTAACTTGTAAAATTTTGATTATTTTATCGCAATAAGGACATCCATCCTTGGAGTATACGGTAAAGTTCATTCTGGATTAGAGTTTAATTCTTTATTTAGTTTTTTTTCTCTATTCTTTAACGCTCTGTTACTCCAGAAAGCAATTGCTATAATACTAAGATATGCAAGTGTATCATCTAACATAACAAGGAAGAAAATCGTAGAAGTACCATATCTGATCCACTCAGGAAATGGGCGAATCAGTCTAGCACCCCATTTACGAAATTGTGCTTCAAATTTGAAATACAAGACAATTAGTAATGTAATGACATATTCTGAATATGGCACTACAAAGTAACATGACAGAAATATGAAAAGTGGCCAATAATGCCTTTCATCAACCTTTTTGATCAGATTGAGATATTTGTTAATTAATTTTTTAATCATAAAAACCTAAAGGGCAAAAAATTACCCGAATTTTTTTTCCGACTTTTTTGGGACGGAAAAGTGAATTTCCCTGAGTATAGTATACTATACCTTTACTGTCAACAGTTCTTGTTCAAATCCTCTGCCATGTTACCACCTATCTCTGCACCTTGGTTACCACCGAACATTGCTACCCATCCTGCTGCTACCCATCCTACAAATGGTATAGTGCTAAGAGTAGGTGCTGCTGCTGCACCAACGCTAGTACCTACAAGTCTTCCAGTTCCTTCTGCACTTCCGACTGCCTTGATACAGGCAAGATCTTTCTGTGACAGTTCTGGGTTATTCTTGACAAAATCATCAAGAGGTGCAATCCAAGATCTCTTGTTAGATACTGCACCACCTTGATTAGTCTTACCATCCATAAAGTATTCTTCAGCAACCTTCTGTGTCTCTGTAGCAAGTCCTAAGAAACCACCCTTAGTCTTAATATCCTTAGTGATGTATGCTGTTTTTGGATCGTTTGCAGTATAACTGATCTTATATCCCTCTTTATTTGCAGAGACAACATAAGAGGTATAGTCACCTACAGGTATATCCAAGTTAGGTAATGCATTCTTATTGTTTGTGGCGATATATCCTATCATCCCAATATGTGAGACACCGAAGAGGGTGCCTAAACTTATTCCAATCCACTTGTTCATTGTTCTAGAAAGGTAAAGGTATTGCTGGTCCTGTAGTATCTGGTATAGCATCTGTGATACCACTACCTATGTCAGGCATTACTGCCTCCATGACTTTACTTTTTACATTGTCAATGATAGCATCTTTCTGTGTGTAGATAACTATACCGCTACCAACTACTGCTAATGATACTACACCGCTTAAGATAGCGATTCCGTTAATAATTTTTTGCATGATGTTTACTTATCGTTTGGGACAATTTTTACAGGAGCAGATTCTATCCTGATTGTTTGGGCAGGTGCAGTTTCAGATGCTTTAGCAATAAGGAACTCCATATCCTTTTTAGATATGTTAGCACTACCAGGATCAGCATCACCTTTCTTCTTCTTACCTCCCGCTTGAACGCCAAAAGTAGCTAAAGTGCCTGTGAAGACCGAAGCTATAAAGGTCGGATCAATTTTTTCTCCTGCGTCATAACCTGGTATTTTAACGTAGTTCAAAGTTAAAATTCCTGCGGACCACACAAGAACGATCACTCTTATGAGTGTCGCTAAGTACATCAGTTGCTCTTCTTTATCATCAACTGCTTCTTTAAGTTTACCTAAAGGTCCTTTAGGTTTTTCCTTTACTTCTGCCATGATAATTTTGTTATCTATCTACTATATATAGATTTCCTGATATTGATACTCTGTATTCATCTGAAGTGTAAAATGGATTGACTCCGTGATACAGTCTAGAAGGAAAGAATACCATTTTCCACTCATAGCTTTTATCTAATGGTATGTGTGATGCATCTTGTGCACCTATAGGACTGTTCCACTGAAAATGAAATGCAGTAGTCTCTTGGTTGTTACATCTAGGATATCTCTCCATCTCTTCTTTTACGTCATATGGTATCTTTACCCAAATAGCAAACGAAAAAATACCAGAATGAATATGTAAAGGATTAAAATCATGTTTCTTTTGATAATTGACCCATAATTTTTTCAACTCAAAATCTGTATTCTCAGGTTTATGTTGTTCTTCTCCACCACCCAGATTTAAGGAAGCACCAAACTCTTGTATATAATTCCAACTTAAATCATTAGTAAACTTTTTAGTATGTTCTCTTATAGGAAGATGCCATGACTGTTCGAGATGCCCACCTAAAGTAGGACGAGCATCATCACCTCTTTCATTTATACAAGACTCTAACTCAGCACGAACTGTATCGGGAACTTCAGCGAAGATCCAACCAGGTGATTTAATCCACTCTGGTCTCCAACGATAGTTATCACTCATTAACTGTTTTCTTTTTACCTATGTTATACTTAGACTCAAGAGTCCAGTCATGCTTTTCTTTATATGCAATAACCTTGATCTGACTCAAAGGTGCTGCATCTTTAACTTCATCTATCTTTACGATCTCTACAAGACCCCAGTCAGATAAAAGTTTAATAATTCTGTTACGTCTTTGTACATCATTCTCAGATAAGTTTGCTCTCTTACCATCAAGTGCAAATAGTTCTTTAAAATGTACAATATAATACTGCCCTTTCTTATGCAGTATATGACATGATTGATATAACTTCTTTTCTTTTCTGGATGCTACCCCAATCCTTGTGAGAGTTTCTCTTACCTTTAAAAAATCATCTGGTTCTTTTAAAGATATCTCCACCATATCATCCTTAGTCCACGGTACCTCAGTAATCATTTCTTACCCCCTTTGTTCAGTTTGTCTTTAATGTAATCAATTTGGTTTGGGGATAGGATCCTTAGTGCTTGTATTGCTTTATCTGTACTATATCCATAGTACCTTTTCACAAGGTCGAGATCATCTATCTTCTGTTTTTTACCCCAAGGAGAAAATCTCCTTCTAGGTCTAACAATATGTATATAAAAATCATATTGCATTTTCTTAGATATATTAGAATACTGGTTCATCTCATTAGCATACATTACAGTATCCATATGATGAGACATACATTTATTAATTACATAACTTGGGTAGTTTGATTCCCATGCAGGATCACTATCTTCATCCATAAGATTATTCTTATTGACGTTGATAGAGTTTAGATATTCTTTTAGAGGATAGCGTTCATCGTATGCCATAGTTAGTTAATACAAGTTCTTTACGTTGTTGTTGATCTTTCATATAATCTCCTACTGATCTCATTGTATATGTGTGATCGTATTCGTGTGCGTTCCAACTATGGAATCTATCCTTTATTAAATTAGACGAGTTATAAGACACCATCTGATCTCCTATACATGTATTACATGTGTGGGCAAACTCATCATGATCAAATCCTTTATGCATACTACCTGACTTACCATACAACTTAGGTTTAATTTCATATGGAGGATCTAAGTATGTGAATACCTCTTTACTGTTTGGCATCATATGAACATAACTGAGATGTGTGATAGACCATTTCTGAATCACTTGTTCATAGAATCTAAGTTTTTCAATACCTCTCATTGAGAAGTTTGAATCTGATGCCTGAGGAGAGAATGATGAAGACTCAGAGAGACCACTAAAACTACATTTATTAATGATATAGAATGATACAGCAACATGAAAATCTTCTCTGTTACCTTGAGTAAGATAGTCCTTTGCTTCATTAAATAATCCTCTTGCTGATGATGGATCTGGATATCTTGTTTTTAATTGTATAAGTTCATTATACAATTCTATTCCCTCTGTCTGTAAGACTTTCCAGAATGTTGCTAGAGGTGTGTATAAATCATTAACCCATATGTCTAGATGAGGATACATCTGTGACACATACAAAGCAACGCTACCACCACCTAAGAATGGTTCACGAAACTCTGTATAATTATGAAAGTCAGGAAAGTATGGTGCCATCTTTTTAACAGCACGAGACTTACCGCCAGGATATCTAAGTGGAGTTTTAAGATACATCGAAATTACACTCCACCATAATTTGAGTTAAACATGCCAATAGGTTAATCTCTTGATCGACAACAAATGCTGCCTTGTACTGGTAGTCTGCAATGATTAATATTGCTGCAGGTATACTTGGAGGTGTCATAATAGTAGAAAGACTATCGTATAACATTCTCATAATAGATTGAGGATCACTATCTATATTTTGTGTTACCCACTTCTTGACATCATTAAACTTCTTTGCTTTTAATGATGCAACTAAGGTATCAATCTTAGCATCCCCTAATGTAGCAAGAATACCAGTATCAATACTTCCAGTAGATGCATACCTTTGTAATTCATTTAAGGTACGTCTAAAGTCTGGGAAGTATTTGTTGACAACTTCAGCAAGAACCTTCTCTGAGAAAGTAATTTCTTCAGCAGTAAGTATACCTTTACATCTTGCAAAGAATGATGCTGCAAGTTGCTGTTTCATTTTACCACGAACATTGAAATCTATTACAGTTGTTCTACTGTGTAGAGGTTCAATGATCTTGTTCTTGAAGTTGCAAGTAAATATAAATCTACAATTCTTTTGGAACTCTTCTATCGATGCACGAAGTAAGAGTTGTACATCTGGTGTAGTGTTGTCTGCCTCATCGATGATAAGGACTTTGTGCTTTGCTCCTGCTGTAAGTGATACAGTTGCAGCAAAGTTTTTTGCTTGGTTTCTGACGGTATCGAGGAATCTCCCCTCGTCTGATCCATTGATGACATAGAAGTCTGCTCCTAATTCATTACACAATGCTTTTGCAATAGTTGTTTTACCGACACCTGCTGTGCCTGATAAAAGTAAGTTGGGAATCTCACCCTGTTCTACGAAACTTGTAAACGTAGACTTCACAGATGGTGGTAAAATACAGTGCTCAATGTTCTTTGGTCTGTACTTTTCCACCCATAAAAAATCACTCATAATTTAGGGTAACCAATTCGGTTTTCTGGATGGGTCACGAAGATAATTAGATGCAACCCAAGGTTTGCTGCCAATGTAATTCTTGTAAGCAGTAAAAGTGTCAATGCTTGTGTCATGTTTAAACTCATCAGTCATTGCCCTTGTGAATTCATATTCCCAGTATGGTTGAGGTGTATCTCTAGGGAATATTTGTGTTGCAGCATCAAGAGTATAGTGACAACTATGTGTCTTGTTGTACCTATGCTTATACTCATCGCATAGTGCTAGTCCATGTCTTAACAACCAGTCCCAATAGGTTTGTGCCCATTTAGTACATGGATGATTACGAAATGCACCTTTTTCTGTTTTGTATGGTGTGCCATCTAACTTAGGCAGATCACCAAAACCATGACCCCATTTCTTAGATGCAACTATAGATAACATTTGACATGTTTCTAGTGGCATCTTTACTACATGTTTGTCAGGTAAGACTTGTGCAGACTTGATAGGGTCAGGGTCTGTCACGAATATGTTCATGCGTTTGGTTCTAGTGCTATAAAGTATTTTATCCCATCACCTTTGAATGATGCAACATTATGTTTACTAACTGAAACCTGATAAGTACCTGGTAATAGTTTTAAGTTCTCAACTTTAAAACAATAGCAGAACTCATTTGTAGACTCTCCAACTTCTACACTATAACTATTTGAACTGTCATTCTTTTTATCTGTAACAGACAACTGCATTATACCGTCAGCAGAGAACAAACATAAATCAGGTAATTGATATACACTTGCTGCACGTTGCAACTGGTTTAGTACACCTGCTTCAAGATTAAACTTTACATCAACTGATGGTAATTCAATTTCTTTCTCAGGTGGTTGAGTGATAATGTCTGGATCAGCATAAAAGAATCTTGTCTTTGTGCGACCATGTGTATCACTTACTGTCAGATAATTTTCTGCTGTTGTATCGATCTTAGGTTGGTCAAACAGAGATAGACCTCCAAGGAATACACCCAAGTCGTAGATAGAGATTTGCGAATCAAACTGTTCTTCGACATCAGCGATAGCAAGTATGTTCTTGTTAATACTGAGCGTTGCAATTTGATTGCCTGGTTTAATAACAATAGATTTGTTGATGGAACAAAAGTTCTTAAGTACTTCAATTGTGGGTTTGGTGATTACCGTCATGTTTATCATTAAAATGTAATAGTAGCATTCCGTAATGGATAATCTTTATGATGTCCTTACGTGCTGTACCTTTTTTGTCATAACGAGAGGCATACTTTAGGATGTTACTCCTACAGAATGCCTTTGCGTCTCCGACAGATTCAATAAGATCTAGTGTTTGAACACTACCTACAGAGTAATGTGCTCCGTAGGTTTTGTCAACATATTCAGAAATCTCTTTTAGGATTTCGTCTTCACTGTATTTTCTCATACAGTTATTCTACCTCAGATGACTCCTCGTTGTCAAGTAATTGCTCACCTGCGTCAACCTTTGTATATAAATCAAGGAATGAACTCTTAGTGTCATCGTCAAAACGTGCTACACAATTCTTGATAGCAGTTAACTTGTCTCCAAAGATCTTGTGTGCTTGAGTGATGTGTACAAGTCTACGAGTTGTAATAACTTCATCTACACCACCATCAAAGAATGTCTTACGGATAACACCTGCCCACTTGACTAGGTTGTCTGCAAAATCTTTTTCGCAACCGTTGTTTAGTAGGATTCTTGTTTCTGTGCTTGCTGCGGGGTAGTCTTGCTCGAAGGTGACTGGGAATCGCTCAAGGAATGCTTCGTTGAGCACGTTAGTTCCAATAAATCTTCCGTCGTCTGAACCTTTACCCTTAGTATTTGCGGTGGCGATGACGTTAAATCCTGATTGGGGTCTAACGAATCTGCCAATCTTTTTAAGGAAAACACCATTTCCCTCAAGGATGCTCTGAAGGCAGAGGATTTTGTTAGAGGCAAGGTCGATTTCGTCAAGGAGCAAGACTGCACCTCGTTCAAGGGCTTCGATAACAGGACCGTTGTGCCAAACGGTGTCGCCATTAACAAGACGGAAACCGCCAAGAAGGTCATCTTCATCTGTTTCAATAGTAATGTTTACTCTGATAAGTTCTCTGTTGAGCATTGCACATGCTTGCTCTACTGATAAGGTCTTACCATTACCTGATAGTCCTGTAATGAATGCAGGGTAGAACATCTTGGATTGTATAATCTTCTTGAGTGGACTATAGTTTCCAAATGGTACGAACTCAGCATTCTTAGAGGGTACGTGTGATACTTTATCTGGTGCAGGTTTCTTTGCTGCAGGTGCTTCATATGCTTTGAGTATCTCATTAGCAGTTAAACACCACTTACCACGACCAACCTTTTGTAGGCGATTGATTTTGTTCATGCGTTTAGTAACACTCTGAACTTTTACACCTAAGTGTGCTGCAGCAGACTTAACGTTGTCTGCAGATATGTCTGAACCGAACTGCTGAAAATATGTGAGGAGTTCGTCTTCTGTAAATTTTGCTTGGAATGGCATGGTTTCTTTGTTGTCTATACTAATAGTATAGCATCATAGTATAGAAGATCAAGCCTTGAGTGGACAGAGATTATACTGTCACATCCTCAAAAAAGGTTTAGGTTGATCAAACAGTACTGTATCTATATAATTTTTTGCCCAATTTGGGTCAAACCATGATCCTAATACTGCTTCAGTTTTTTTATTCTGTTTTTGTTGCTTACAATAATATATTTGATCTTGATATCTTTCATAGGTTGCATCTATATCTTTATCTTTTTCTGCGTTCTTTACTGCGTTTACATATACTGTAAGGTATTCTTCTAATAATTGTACATACATTATCTGTTCATGCTGTTTATGTAATCTCATAAACTTACAATGAGGAGAGAATATATCTGCCCATAGAGGTAGTTTACGAAAATCAAAATCCATATACTTATCACTTATAGGTTTTATATCTTTATAGAACTCTGTTCTAACTCCTTTAACAGGAGATACATCTACAATAGCAGCAGTAACTATACGATTGTTTGCTATAATATCACACCCAAAGATAGGTAATTTATATCGAGGGTCAGGAAATAATACACAGTGAAGTACATCTAAGTATTTTGTTTTACATGTTTCCAGATGAATCTTTCTGAGTTGTGGACATGACCACATTTCATTATTAATAGTAATATCACCCTTAACGATACTTCGATAAGGGTCTTCTGGTAAATGTTTTAAGTTAGGTAGAGCACAGGTTATTCTGCGAATACTCTGTGCAACATCATCTACAATCATGCGATATGTTCAATGAATTTATTTAGAATGGTTTTGTTCTGCATCTTTGAACTCATGTGCTTTTTGAATGCTCTGTTCAATTCTGCTCTTGTTGCTTCAACACCTTTCTGTTTGATCTCTAGTTCTTCATTATCTGAACCATTGTTTCTATCAGGCATGAAGAATGCTTCAGTGAAACCTGCATCATCTTTGATAGAGATAAACTTTTCTTTTCTCCATTGCTTGTCAAACTTTTGTAAGTCCTCATAGTTCTCACATAAGTTTCTAACAACTCTATTCAATTCTGACTTAGAGCATAAGCGAATACCTATCCAGTTGTAGTCTGTGATTGATCTCATGTATGATACGATCTCTTTAGTTGTTAGGTAAGGACTACCATTAAGACGTTTCTGATAACCAGTTGACTTATCACGAAGAACAAATACTTGAGAACCACTACAGATATTTCTTTGACGTAATTCTTCAAAGTGCTCAGACTCTGCAGTATAGTTCATAGGATTTGCTTCACCATCAGTTAGGCAAACAACATTCACTTTCTGAACTTTCTCTTGTGCTCTCATTTGTGCAACGATTGTTTTTGCACAATAGATTGCTTCTGCAAGTGGAGTACCACCAAGACCATAAGGTTGATTTGCTTTGATATTATAGTTGTTCATTGCAAATACTTGTAAGTAAAGAATCTTCATAGATGCTTCTAGTGATCTATTGTTTTGTCTTGATGAAAGAAACTCAAGAAGTCTAAAGTCATCACCGATAGCAAGTTGATTTGCTTTATGCTCAATACCTTCATGAAGTCCAGAACCATATCTGTATGAATTGTGATATCCACTCTGGAAACCATAGACTCTGAAAGGAATGTTTGCTTTCTTACAGAACCATACTAGGTTGTATGTTTGCTTAAGTGTATCAAGTAAGCACTGACTCATAGAACCAGACCAATCAAGGAACATAACAAGACCATGATTCTTACCATCAGGTATTACTGTAATCTTCTTGAAGATATCCTCTGTCAACTTGTACTTGTATAGAGATTGAGTATTGATAACACCAGTTTTAGATGTTGCCTGTCTCTTGTACTGATCAGCAGACTTCTTCATTTCAAATTGCTTGAGAAGATAGTTTACTGTCTTGCCAGTTGACTTCTTGAATGTTTGATAGTGTCTGCGACCAGTATCGATTGCATCTTTTTGCTCTTTAATTTGATATTGTCTCCAATCACTATTCTCGGAGGGGTCTAACTCTTTAGCATACTCATCGTCAAAGTGCTTTTCTAAATCTTCTCTGATTTTTTTGTTGTCGATAATAAGTTTGTCGATGTTTGTGATCTTAGGCATTGTAAGATAAACCCATTCTCTTGAATCTTCATCAACAAGAGTCTCGATAGATTCTGCTAATGCTTCATCTGTAACACACTCTGTTTCTCTGAATTCTGTTTCTAGATTAGTACCACCACCTACTACACCAGTATCATAGTCTAGTCCTTCATCTTCAAACTCATCATCAAAGTCTGTATCATCTTCACCTAAGTCTGGACGACCTTGACCTTTTTCACCTTCTCCTTCTTCTCCCTGTCCTGCAGGTGCAGGTTGCTTTTGACCTAACTCATACTCACCATCACCATCTTTCTCTCCGTTGAATGGTATCTCTGGAACTTCTGTCTCGTCTATTTTCTCTTGATCTTTCTCCTCTGCACGATCCATCATCTCACGTGCTAGATCCAATACATCTTGGAATGTCTTAGTTACTGCTGCACGATCTACATATACTTGCTCATCTGAATCAAAATCTATTGTTGAATTACCTTTGAAAAATAAATTGATACGATCAATCAAAGATAGTTTCTCTATATCGTCATCTGATACACCGAAGAACCCATCATTCCATAACTCTTTATAACCTTTGAAGAATGTATTACGAAGACCTGGATATTTTAATTTCATCATACGCTCGATACGTGCATCCTCAAGAACATTTACGAATGCTCTAGGTGCATCGTTGAGTTCATCAGCAGGTGTGAATAATGCATGACCAACCTCATGACCTACAAGTAAATCATATACTGTATTAGAAGCAGACTTCCAGATAGGAAGACATAGGATACGTTTCTCTACATCAAAGTATGCTGTAGATACTTTACGATGTTCGATTGTAAGGTTCTCTGTTGCAAGTAGTTTTGCAAGTTGTCCTTTTACTTCTTGGTTGATTAGCATGGGTGTCTCGTCTATACCCATATTATAGTACCTTTTGATGTGTTTGAAAACAATTAATGTGACAGCTTATAGATCGTCCACTAATTTGGAGAAGTCATTGATCTTTTCAAATCTTAACGTCCTGTGAAATTTCTCAATAAGAATGTCACCTTTGTGTGATATTACGAAAATATTCGTATTACTTCCTAGCGTTCCAAGTATAGAAAGTAGAGCACCTGTACTATCAGTATCTAAAGAACTATCAAATACCTCATCAAGAATCAACAGGTTAGTTGCTGCTGAGTTCTTCATACGTGCTACCTCTCTCCATGTAAAGAGAAGTGCTAGGTCAATCTTTTGTTTTTCTCCTTCAGAGAAAGATGAATAACAAAAGTCATC